ACCATCTTTTGGCTCGTGACCTCATTGATCAGGTTTCCGATACCCGTGACCAACTCGTCCGTCGAGCCGAAGCCCTTGCGCCCGGACTGCACGAGCGCGCCCATGCTCGCCATGCGGACGTCCGTGTTGCCAGCGAGGAACGCAGCGGGTGCCGTGAGCCGTCCGCCGAGCTTGGCAGCCTCCTTCAGAGGGACCGAGCCCATGTCGCCCTGGGCGAGCTGGGTGAGGAGCAGGTTCGAGATCTGCTCCGCCGACGCGTTCGGGTCGAAGTTTTTCAGGCTCGCCGCGAACTCCGCGAGCTGCCCGGCGTCCGCCCCGCGTCCCTTGGAGAGCATTCCGACCGTGTCGAGCACGCCGAACGCGGTCTTGGCGTCCCCGGTGAGGTCGATCATCGCCCCGGCCGCCTCGAACAGCGCCATCGGGTCCATGTTGTGCTTCAACGCGGCGGCGCGCGTCTGCTCTTGGATCTGCGCGGCCTTGATCTGCCCGCCGGATGCGTTTTCGAGCTGCACGGCGGCCGTCTCCAGCGCGAACGCCGGTTTGACGACGTCCGAGATGAGGAAGCCGCCGAAGGTTTCAAGCGCCGACGTCGCGAGGTCGAGCCCGGTCTTGAAGAGCGCGATGGCGCCCCCGATGGCGCCGAACTTACCGACCGTGCCCATGAGTGAGCCCATCGAAGACGACGCGAGCCCGGCGAACTCGCTCATGCTCGGACCGGACGAGGCGCGCGAGACGGCTGCCCGGCCACCGTTCCCACCGAGGGCGCGGTCTAAACCGGACGCGGCACGCGCGCGGGACTCGCGGACCCGCGCAGCCGGGGCGTCCGCCTTGGCGGCCTTGCGGCGCTCGGACGCTTCCTCCCGGATGGCGCGCACCCGGTCCCGGGACGCAGAGCGCCCGCTCTTGGCGCTGAACGCGTCGAGCGCGGCGATCGAGTCCTGTACGTCGCGCAGCGCCGCCGAGACGTCCTCCGCGCCCTTCTGCTCCAGAGCTACCGTGATCGGGTCCATGTCACTCCTTGTCGCGCTTCTCGAAGTGGGCCTTGCGTGCGGCGAACCAGGCTAGTCGCTGTCCGTCGGTGAGGGATACAAGCGGGAGGCCATATACATCATGAGGGCGCTCGCTTGATCCGACGAGAGCAAAGCTAAAGGGGCCGCGCTCCCTCCCTTGGCGAGCTGCTCGACCCAGGCGTCCATCTCCGCTTGCGACATGTTCGAGACGATCGGTCCGACTTCGGCCTGCGTCCTCATGTAGTGCCGCATGAGGACGGCCTGCTCGTCGGTCGTGAGTTTTCCAACAGCCTCCAGCGTCGGGAAGAACGGGGCGAGTTTCGCGTGGTCCGTCGTACACACGCCGCGCTCGTCAGGGGAGCACTCGTGCGACTTTTTGCATGCACGAAAAAGAATCTCGCGCGTCGCCCGGGCGTTGAACGCCTTCGAGAACGCGTCGCCCGCCTCGTCCCGCTTCGGCATCTCACCGACGATCCTCTTGTACTCGGCGCGCGCGTGCTTCTCGGCGTTGATGTTTGAGAGCTGGACCTCATCGCCCTCCAGCACGACGATGGCGACGGTGCCCACGGGGAGCCCGTCCGACCCATTACGGGGGAACGGCGCGACGCGGTGCGCCCGGGGTAGGGTGGTAATCTGTGCCCACAAGTCCGTGGGGTCGATGTCTTTGGGGGGCGAGTGACTCATGCGCCCGAGCGTAGCACGCCGGGCGCAAGTCGTGTCACCGGGCTTTTTTGGTGCGGTACTTGCGCCGCGTNNTATTGCCAGTCGGAAGGTCCGCCCTCGAACTCGAACTCCAGAGACGCGGCTGTTTCGACGCCGTGCTGGAAGTTGTCCGAGGTGATGAACCCGGTCACGGTGAGCGTCTTGCCCGCCGCGAAGATCGAGATCTCGACCGGCTCCGTGTTGTTGAGGAACGGCCCGGGGTTGAACTCGAAGTCCGCCGACGGGACGGCGTTCTTCACCGTGATCATGGTCATGGGGGCGCCGGGCGAGCGCCCGCCGTAACCCTTGGCCACAGTCTTTACGGGGTTGCCGCCGTCATCGCGCTTGACCGTGCATTCGCTCTCCTCGGTGAGGAGGTTCGAGTTCACGTAAACGACGGCTTTGGTGTATCGCTGTACGTTTGCCATGGTGCCTTTACCTCACGCCACCTGGTCGACCTTGGCGGCCAACTGGTCGAGAATGTCGATCGGTTGAAGAGGAACGCGGGCGCCCATGCGTTGCCGGTTCTGCGAATCGCGCAAAACTTGCGTCTGCGCCTTGATCGTGGGGACGTTCTGCAAGAGGTCGTTCCCTGCGTACACGTCTGTCACACCGTCGAGGAACGCCTTCACCACGCGCGGAGTGACCACGCGAGGCCCGGCGAGCGGTTCGTTGTTCTTCGGGTCGTCACCGATCTCCTTGCCGCGGAAGCGGAGCGCCGCACCAGCGACGAGCGAGTCGGCGTAGCGGTCGCACACCACGCGCTTGTGCGCGTCCCGGATGCGGTAGTCGAGCACGGCGCCCGTCTTGTACCGGGTCGTGATGCGCTTGACGAGGTACGCGCTCGACGCGGACCGCGAAACGATCGGGGTGAGCCCGGCGTTCAGCGCGGCGGCGATCTGCCCACGCGTCGGAGCCGATCCAGAGAGCGCGGGCTTGACGAACCAGGGTTCGCCGTCCGCGTCTCCGTAGAAGTTGAAGTTCAGCCGGGGCACGCTCGGCGCTTCGTAGAGCATGTATGCCGCGCAGACGTGCGCCGCGAGTTCTCCGGCCGGGATGTCGCCCTCCAACTGCCAAATGAGTTCAGACCGCGCGGAGTTGAGGCTGTCCACGATCGTGATCGAGTTCGCGAGCGAGTCCGTCGAACCGGCCACCATCGCCTGACGGATTCCCGTAACGGGCGCGGCCTGCGTGTTGATCTGCGTGAGCACCTTGCCGAGGTTCGTCGCGTCTACGTGCGCGGGCACGATGTACGCGAACTTGCGAGCAACCACGACGGCGAGCGCGGCAGCCACGTCGTCCGAGACAGTCCCACCCGTGGCGAGCGTGCTCGTCGTGGGCGTGACGCCGACGCCAGGTCCGGTGAAGGGGATGACGCGCGCGAAGTACCGGAGCGAGTTCGCCCGGAGGCCCTTCTGCTTCGTGGTCAACGTGATGACGCCCGCGACGTTGGACGCGGACGCCCGCCAAGAGGACTTGGCCGTGATTTGCGTGACCGCGTTCGTCGCGATCGTGGTGGCGGAGTCGCCCGTCACGAAGCCGACGTCGCAGAACTCGTCGTCGACGTAGATCCGAAGTGTGCCGTTGCCCGTCGCCGGACCCGTGACCGTGATGGTTCCGGTCGCCGCAGTCGCACTGCCTCCTTCCGCTACACCGATGGCGTACACGGGTGTGGTTTGGTTCGTTTTGACGAACCGCGACACGAGTCGAGCGAGTTCGCTCGACTCCCCAAACAGGAGGTTCGCGTCGTCGATACCCGTCATCGGGATCGGGGTGTCCGGTCCGTAGAGCGTGTTCACGGCGCCCGCTCCGGACGAGAGGATGTTGCCCATGAGGAGCACGTAGTCGACGCCGTTGGCGAGACTCGGGACACCCTGGGCGAACGCTACCTCGACGTACTCCCCGGGGACGGGGTCGTTCGTGGCGAGGCCGGTCAAGACGATGTCAGCCATTTTTCTTCACTCCCTCCGGCAGCTTGACGCCAGCGAGTTTTGCGGTTTCAGCGTCCGCGGGCAGGAGCGCCCCGGCGCGCAGCTCTTGCAGGTACTCGGCCCGGTAGGGGACCTCGACCGGCGTGTCCACAGGAACCCAGCCGCCGTTCTTTCCGAGCGTGGGATCGTGCTTGCGCCCGATGAACCGGAGGACGCCGCCTTCGAGCGCCTCGAAATCCGGGACGAGCGCAGCCCCGGCGGGTTTGACCAAAAGCTTGTTCATGGTGTCACATTCTCCCAGGCGATCTCGGCGACGTCCAGGTCTTCGGCTGGCGTCCCGTTCGAGACAGCGATCGTAGCATCGATTCCCGCGAACGTGTCGAGCCCGGGCGTCTTGTCCTCTTGCTCCGCGACCGAAAGCTGGAGCTCCAGCGCGGGGCTGAAGATCTGCGCGGAGAGGTCGGGGATGGCGCCGTACCGGGCAGTCTTCACGGCGATCTCAGCGACGCCGCTGTCCTTCCAAACCTCCTTGCCGGAGAGGTACGACGGGTCGTACCCCTGCTCGGTCCGGTCGAGGATGATCGCGCGCACGGCTTTTAGGACATGCACGACCTGGTTCGCCTGCGCCGCCGTGAGTGGCGGGAGCGCGTAAACGAGCGTCCAGGACTGGTTCGACCTGTACCAAGCGACGGTCTTGTCGACGATCTGCTCCTCGGTCCGGTAGAGCGCGAGCAGCGGGAACTTGTACTGCGCCGCCGTGAGGTACGGGAGCGGGTCGTATCCGACGGCCTCAGCGACGACTTTACCGACGAGGTCCGGGAGTCCTGCGGCCGTGGCGAGCGCGTCGAAGTACGCCCCCAAGTGCTGGACGAGCACCGCCTTGTAGAAGGCGAGCGCCGCGTACAGCGCCGGGTCGAGCTTCTCCAGGGCACCCACGAACGGGGAATCAGCGACCGGGAATTCGACGTTGCCGAGCTTGAAACGGTCGTAATCGCTCACGAGACACCTCTTGCGAGCCGAGCGAGGCTCATCTCGACGAACCGGGGCGTATTCATCGCCCGCGCGGCGGGGGCCATGAACGGGCGCGCACGAGCCGGACCGACGCGCTTGGCGAACACGACGCGCCCGTTGACCACGAACCGGAGCACCTTGCCGGAGGACGCCTCGACCGGACCACGTCCGTGCTCGACGAATCCCGCGTGGGGCGCCCGCGCTGAAAGCTCGTAGCCGCCCGGCGTCTGCCGCACGCCGACGGAGCGCGAGACCGAGCCCTTGGACTTGGATTGCGCAACGCGCTGCCCTCGGAATGCGGTCTGTGAGAGCCCGCGCTCGACCGCCGGGAGGAAGCCGGACGCGAAGCGGGACCAGCGCGCGAGCGCCTTTTTTGCGTGTACACGAACCGAGATCATGGATCCCTCGTCGCCACCTTGCGGAGCGTGAAGTAGTACGAGAACGCGCGGTCGCTCTCCTGCTCGATCTTCTCGAACCAAGCGCCGGACTCGAGTCCCGGACCGACGATCTTGTAGTAGATCTCGCGCGGCCCAGCAGCCGGGGCTGGGTTGAACGCCACGGGCTCCAGCCCGCCGGACGCGAACGGACCCACTGCGCCCGAGAACGTCGGGGTGAACGGGCCGACTCGGTAGACGACGTCCTCCAAGGAGCCACCGGACGCGACGACGTCCTTCTGGGAGACGCGGCGCACCTTGACCCGCTGGTCTTGGACCAAGAGGGGCGTGTCTACGACCGAGCGCGTCCCCTCACCGACGGTGCCTCCGGTCCAGGTGACGACGCGGATGGTGACGTCGTGTCGGCGGAGCCCAGCCTTGGCGAGCAGCACCCGCGCGCCCTCAAAGATCGGGAGGCAAGCGTCCCGGAGCGTCACGGGCGCACCTCAACAGCGAGGGCGCGGCACGCGGACGCGATGCGTTCGAGGATGCCTGGCACGGACGGGGCGCGGCACGCGGGACACGTGACGTACGCCGACGGAACGACAGGTTCGCCGCGCGGCGCATCGCACGCCGGGGCGTTCTCGTCGTCGCACCCGCGCAGCGCGGCTTTCTTGGCGTGCAAGAACGTGTACACGTCAGCACCCCATCGTGAAGGACCGGACGCGGCTCATCTGGCCCGACTGCCACCCGTCGCCGGCGTACCCGCGGCGGCTGAACACGTCGTTGGC